GTCCATCACCTGCATATCTCGCGTCACCGAGAAGTCGAACGCGGAGCAATCGGTGTGCTCGACGCGCCCATCTGCACTGACTTTCTTCAGCAACGCGATGCCGCGCGCGATGCGAGCGAGGCCGCGGTCGGTGTGTGAAACGCCGATGAAGAGCGGAGAAAAATTCTCGTGCTCCTCTTGGTAGTAGTCGATGTCAGCCTTGTTGATCTCGTGGTGGGCGAGGCTCTCGACGATGTGGTCGACGAGGCTGGGAATACAAATGATCCGCCAGCGCTTCGTCCGCAGCTTCTTGCCGGAATGCGGCTCCGGCTTGTTGAAAATGCAAGTGGGGTCCTTCAGCCCGAGCGTGAGCTGATCGCCGCCGCTCAACCACGGCAGCGCCTTCTCGCAGAGCGCGAGGCCGATGAGCCGCAGGCACACCAGCCGCATCAGCTTCGCGTGCCCGGCGCCGCCTTTGGCGGCGCCTTTGTTGGCAATGCCGCAGTACTCCGACCACCCAGACGACTTCGTGGCGTCGAGCCCTTGGACGACCTCGTCGAAAACCTCGGCCCAGCCGAGCTCGAGGTCGTGCTTGGGGACGTTGAGCATGTAATCTTCGAAGCTCTCGATGATCTGCTCGGCGGAGATGGTGTTGTAGTCCGCGTGGCCCATGAAGTTGCTGTGCGCTCGCAGCGATTCCGCCATGGATTGCTGGTTCGCAGGCGGGATGACGAGGTCGTTGGGATCGAAGTCCCGCCGGTAAACGTCGTACGCGACTTGCACGAATTTGGCGCTCAACCGGTAGGGCTTCTTCTCCTTGGCGCGAGGAGGGATGTCAACGCGCCCGACGCACAGGAACTTTGCGTCGCCCTCGTTGCACTGGATGACCTTGCGGCCAACGGCCTCCTGCAGAGGCAAATAGGACAGCAACTCCTGCTGCCACTTGCTGCCAAGCCACCAGTCTAGGCAGCCGTGGCGACGACAGTATATGTACAAGGCCTGCATCTGGTTGCGCTCGACGAACTTGTCGATGTTCTGCTCGATGTGCTCGGGCATCGGGGGCGCGTCTGCGCTGGTGAACTCACCAATGTGCTTGCACTCAGTCTTCTGCCGCGCCCAGGGGGCGGCGGGCTGGTAGAGGTGGTGCAGAGCATCGTGGGCGCGCGCTGGCAAGCATTGCGCCTGCGTCTGGTGCGGCACGGTGGTGTCGAGCTCGCGCGGCAAAATGCCGGCGAGGTTTCGCTCACGCGTGTAATCCGCTCCAGGAGTGGTGAGCTCGAGGCCCGGTGCGCCGCGGAGACCCATGATCCCGCAGCCGGCGTCGTCCTGCGTGAAGTCGAGCTCGAGGCAAACCTCGGGTAGCTCAGACACTAAATCCCCGCTGTCGGACGGGGGCCCCGAAGGCGCAGGGGCAGGCGTTGTGGGCTCGCCGGAGAACACTGGCGTGGACCCCGCGGGCGCGGTTGCAGGCTGCGCACTGGCAGCTGGAGCCTCCTCAGGCACTGGGGGCAGCGCCGAGATTGGCGCTGGTGAGACGGGCGTCGCAGGTGCTGCGGCGGAGAGCGCGTCATCCTGGACCGCAGCATCAGCGGGCACGGAGTCGCGACCGCTCTGGGTTGCACGGC